CCCGTTCCGCGCGTGCAAATCTTCAATGGCGTGACCGTTTAGGTCGCTGGATTGAAATGGGTCGTGGTATTGGTTTTAAGATTAACATCGGTGGGAACAACGTTCCTATCAATGGAAAGTTTATTGGTGTTGATGGTAAGCGTGGACTCGTTCAAGTTAAGGGTGACGCAAATCTACCAGACGGTATTTACCCAGTAGAGTCAAGTAACGCTCAGGAGTATAAGGCACTTCTGCCAGACAGTGTTGCTGGAAAACTTACAGGAAAGCTTTCGTCTATCTTTGATAAGAGAGCGCAGATCTTCTCTAAGGAAGACATGATTAAGATGCGTATGGACGCACCTTTCGGCTGGAAGAAAAATGAAGACGGCTCATTTGGATCCGACGACGATTACATTGTAGAAGAGTCTGATGGAAAGCTTACACTGTTCCGCAAGGACAAAAACGGTGATAAGGGCGCACAGGTTGGTGAGCAAGTTGATGACTGGGCACAGGTTCAGGATCTTGCTAACGCAGATGAAAAAGACTACGACAAGTTTAAGCGCATTATGTCTGCACCACAGAATGCAGACGTTCTTCCAGGTTCTGAAGTTGATCCTTATGACAAGATGCCAGAATCCTCAAAAGAAATTCTTAAGGCGCAGGAAGACAAAAAAGCAGCCGATGACGCTTTCTTTAAAGAAAAAAGATTAAAGCACAACGAAGACGTTGACAAGTTTGAAGCTATGCTTGAACAAGGCAAGGATATTGAAGGCCGCGACATTCCTGCCGGCTGGGAACTTGCAATCAGCAAGTATTCAGTTGACGGAGCTCCTGAGATTAGATCATTCCAAAAGCTTGTGCCAAGCGCAGACGGAAAAAATCAAGTTCAAATAATTGCTGAGGTTAACAGCAAAGGTCAGATCAATTTTGGTCATCGCGCTGCTTGGTTTAACAAGGATGGAAACGCTCTAGGCTATGACACCTGGGAAGAGGCTGAAGCAAAGATCCCAGATGTTGTTAACTGGGTTGGTGACCACGAAAGTTTACTGCATGACCCAGCAAATCCTTGGTGGAAAGAAACTATCGCCTTTCCTCGTCCAGGAGACGACGAAGTTATTGCAAAACTCCCTGAAGCTCCTTCAGCTCCAGCTGCCGAACCTGAAACATCTGTTATCTCAAAGCTTACACCTCCTGAAGGTGCATGGAAGTTAAAAAGCCCTGAGGCATTCGAGCCTGAAGGTCGTGTTGACGATGAGATGAGCTCTGACTTCTCAGATGACCCAGAGGTAGTTGCAAACAAGTTTGGAACCGATGCACTTGTTGACGGTTTTATCCAAGGTATCGTTGGTAAAAAAGATTATGCGCTAGATCTCCTCGAGGATGATGGCACAGATGAAGAAGTTGACGACAACGGTGATCCTATTGCAAAGAAGCCAGGAAAGCCTGGCCCTAAGAAAAAGAAGCCAGCAGCTAAGCCTGTTGGTCTAGGTGTTGGCGCTCTTGATTTTAATAGCGGTGAAGAGTGGGTTCCAGTAGAGGCAATATACCTTGCGCTTAAGAAGCAAGGATATGACGTTGACCTCCTACTTGCACAACTTTATGACGCAGGTTTAGGCGAGAATAAAAATCAGGATCTTCTTAAGTCTCTTCGCAAGGAAGAAAACGTTCAAGCTGAAACTCCGTTACTTGACGCGATTGACCCAGACGACGCAGAGGCTATTGCAAGAGCAAACGTTGATGTCGCGCTTGCAGACTCAGGATCTGCAATTGTCTCACAGCTAATGGAGCTCAACAGAAATGGCGAGCCAAACCCTAAGATTGTAGAACTTGCAGATGCTATTAGAAAAGCAAATGGAAATCCTGTAAATGACAATGACAGTGTGATCTCTGAAGATCTTGCAAAACTCCTAGACGACTACATCGGAGGCGCACTTAACCCAGACGCTACTCCTGAAGAGAAGCAAGCTTTTCAAGCCTTGTGGGCAACCATTACTGCTCTTGATGAAGGAATCAGCGATGGCGTTGAAAAGACTAGACTAGCCAATGGCGTCTATGCTGCAATTAAAAAGTACAATGGTTCTGCTGAGTGGCCAGAGGTAAAAGAGTTCTTTGACAAAAATGGAAACATAAATGATCTAATTAAGTCAAAGCAAGCACTAATCGATGGAAGAGAATCTATTGATAGCGACACATCGTTTGCGGGTGCGTTCTTTAGACTTATGACTGAGTCATCTCGATACAACCAGGTTTCTCTTCACCGAGGCTTGCAGGTACCAAACGACAGCCCTCTTATAGAAAAAATTAAGAATGGTGAAGTTTTAGCGTTTGACGCACGTTCGTTCTCAACCAGTGACATCAACGCCTCTATCTTTGCTGGTGCGCTTGCTAAGTCAACTGATAAGACATCAATCGTCTTTACAGTAAAGCCTAACAAAGGAAGATCCGTTGACCTAACAACGATATCTACCTTTAACGAACAAGAACACAGAATGCTAGGAAACTTTAAGATAGTAGAGGTTAAAGAGACAACTACCTCGAGTGGTAGGAAAGTCTTTAATGTCGAGATTGAGATGTTGTCCAAGCGTGATGCTGTGCTTGAAGGACTCGATACTTCATACAATGAACTTTTGATAAAGGATAACGCATCTCCAGAGATGCCAGAAGGTTATCACAAGATCGACCCTTCTCCATATGAATCAAGAGCTGAACAGGATTTCCCTGATAATTTTGAAGACAAGCCTGATGCGGTTGCACGCAGCTATAGTCGTGACGCTCTCACAGAGACATTTAGACAAGCAATTGAAGATGGCTCTGGTGAAGTTGTTCTTGAGTGGGAGGACGACAAGGAAGTCACCGTTGCTGTAGAACTTATTCGTGACGCATTGCAGGTGCAAGGTGTTGACACAAACGCGCTACTTGATGACATCGCAAACGCAGACCCAGTGGCACAGGCGTCTGATGAAGAAGCTACGCCTGCAGAACAAAGTGTAGATAATCCAGTTAACGCTATAGTTGAAGATGTTTCCCAAGAGTACGACATGCAAGGTTGGAAGAAGGTTGGTCCACAGCTTGGTTCTAACGAAGGTGGATTCTACGAAGATGCTGAAGGAAACCGCTTCTACGTAAAGAAGCCTAAGTCAGATCTTCACGCACAGAATGAAGTTCTTGCTGCGGCGTTCTATAAGCTTCTAGGAGTTGGCGCAGCGGATATTGGAATTGGCAGTGGAGACGACGGAGTTAAGATGACGTTTTCTCCAGACATCGTTGACTCAAAACAAGACTTACAACAACAGCTAAACAATCCAGAGTATCTTGCTAAGTTGCAAGAAGGATTTGCAGTTGATGCGTGGCTTGCGAACTGGGACGTTGCAGGGTTAGCATTTGACAACGTTATGTCCGATGGCAGTGGCAATCCAGTCCGTGTAGACCCAGGTGGAGCACTCTTGTTCCGCGCTATGGGTAAACCTAAGGGATCATTGTTTGGCAACGATGTTAATGAACTAGACACGCTACGTGACCCTAGCATGAACCCGCAGTCTGCTGCCGTGTTTGGATCAATGACTGAGGAACAACAAAAGGAATCAGCTCGTAAGCTTCTTAACATCTCAAACGATGATATTGGCTCGATGGTTGATGGAATCATCTCTGACCCAGAAGCTGCTAACCAGCTAAAGGATACGTTAAAGGCACGTCGTCAATTTATCCTTGAGCGCTACGATCTTCTTAGCGAGGACACATCTGTTGTAGTTGACAACGCAGATATTAGCGAAGAGCAGGACGCAGACCCAGAGGCAGTTCAGACTCCTGAAGGAAAGAAAGCAGAGATTGACAGCGCGCTTGATACTGCTGGCGGTTGGGCACAAGAGTACGCTGATGACGAAAAACAACTTGCAGTATATCGAAAGGCGTTCCAGGCAGTTGCAGATCAGATTGACACTGCGCTAGTTGACTGGCGTAACGGCGAGATCTCTGATGAAGATCTACCAGGAGTTCTTGAAGAGTTGCGCGGTATGCTTGACACATATGATTGGGATACAGAAGATATTGGTCTAATAAACAACGTAGACGATATTGACGAGCAACTACGCGTTCTAAAAGAGTATATTGAAGAAGACAATAACAAGAACGCTCCAGCAGCTTCAGAGCCAACAGCACCTGTTAAAGCTCCAGAGCCAGTTGCAACTGAGTCTGTGACAAATCCTTACAAGGATAAAAACGGAACGCCCATTGAGCCAGGTGCAAAGATTCGTTATGAGAAGAAGGGTGAGGTTCTTGAAGGAGTACTCTCACGCTATGACAAGAACTCTGGCTACGTCTGGCTTAAGATGTCAGATGGTAATAAGCCTAAGGTGTTTAGCACTAAGTATCTAACAGTTATTGATGGCGATGGCGGTGGTGGCGAAGGCCCAAAAGCCCCTGAGGCTCCGGACGCTCCCGAGCCAGAAGCTCCAGAAGCGCCAACACCAGAAACTCCGCAAGATGACATTGGTCAGTTTGAGCCAACCGCGCAACTAACTGAAGACGGAAAGAAAGTTCGCGTGTCGTTTGTTCACGACGGGACTCGTCCTTTTAATCTTAATAGTAACGGACCTGCTGGATACGAAGAAGTTTTGCCGTATGTAGTTGATTCTAAGTTAGATGTTGATGGCGTTGATGAAATTACAGTAGAGGTACCGCTTGACAAGATGGACGACTTTGCAAAAGAGTACAAGTCTGTTCTTGATGAAGACCTTGTGCCTGAAGAGTTCTACGGTGACATCTACACCGATAATAAAAAAATTCAAGCTCACTCGAAGATGATACTAGATCTACTAGACGCTCAAGGCACTAAGATCTCTAAGGAAAAGGCAGATCAGATACGTGATGCTATAGATGAAGAAGGTCTTGTTGACTGGTCTGAGGCAGAAGACGCAGACATCATCTCTGCAATCACCGACATAGTCGCTCCTGGCATAGTCGATATTAGCGATGAAATTGCAGCTGGAGAAAAAGCAACGCCAGCAACAACCAAGCCGTCTCCAAGTACTCCCTTTCCAACCGAGCCTATTCTTAATGATGCTGCAAATGAACTAGTTAAGCTTTTCTCATATGGAATGCCAGATGGTGGAAAGATTCTTGCAGTTCATGAGCAAGATGGGATGATTGCAGCAACACCTGATGGCGAAACCGTATACATAATTGATGCAAAGAAGAAGACAAACTATACTCCTGAGGCTAAACCTGATTTCTTTGAGCCTGGCGGAAATGGCCTCGAGGTATTTAAGTGGCGTCAACCAACCAAGGAAGAAAACGATGCCTTACTTGAAAAGATAGATCAAAACAAGTCCGAGCCTTACGGGACTGAATCAGCTCCTTTAGAAGATCTTGACGCAACTGACGAAATTGAAGTACCTGACGGCTTCACAGCAATTGATGATTCCACTGGTAGTCAGATTTTTGCAGGAGTAAAGGTAACTGACAAAGACGGAGTAGTTGGCACCGTGCTAAAAGTCAATAAGGATAACTATGCCTTCGTAGACTTTGGAAATGGCGTAGTAAAGTGGCGCTCAGGTAAAACTCTAAAATCCACAAAAACACTAGATGAAAACTTTAAGGGACCTACAGCTAAAAAGTCTACAACAAAGGCAACAGGCGCTGGCGCCGAGCCTGTGATTGTCGATAGTCCAGCCGACTGGTCACTTTCTAGCTTTGAAACAGTTCCTGCCCTTCCAGACGCAGTAGCAAAGGCGCTTGACACAAGTGACAAGAAGGCAGCAATGCGTGGAGCATCCGCAGCCGTTGACGCAGACTCAATTGAAGATCTAGATGTTCGAGTTATGCACGTGCGCAACGCTGAAGGCGCAGACGGTATTCAGCTAAAGTTTAAGCTTACAAACTGGGCTGGTAAGAAGAAGGTCGCCGAGATTGCAAGTATGTCTGAACAGGAAAGAGCAGACGCAGGTATCGAAGTCAGTAAACTTCGTATTCCAAGAATAACCGTTGGCAAGGACGGAATAGGTGATCTATCTCCTTCTGAGACTGCGTATGAAAGCCCAACAGGTAGAACTTACAAGATTACCACAAAGGATGGAATTGTTATCTATATTCATCGTGCTAATCCAGATGCGTCTGATACATTCTCAAAAGGCTATGGTGGAGCTCCGGCTCGTGCCTTTCACAACACGGTGCAGATTCAAGCGCCAGCTGACGCGACCGATGATCAGATTGCTAATGCTCTAGCTCTAGCAGGAGTAAGTCAGGTGCGCCCCGCAACACCGGCAGATGCTAAGGTTCTTATCGAAAATCGCTTGATGAGCATCTTTGACGCTAAGACAGATGCAAACACAAACCCTAAGGGTGAGGCAAGAACAGAGAGTCTTGAAAAAGTAAAGGACAAGTGGGGATTAACTGTAGATGACGTTGTTGTAACCACAGGCCCATCTGGCAGAATTGAATATCGTCTTTCTGAGGAAGGCGCTTTAAAGATCTGGGAGGCAACTGGTAAGCCAGATGCTATGAGCCACGGTCTTCGTAATCCTGGCGTTCTTGAATACAGCATGAGCGACGAGCAAAAGGTAAAGGCAATGACGGACTGGCTAGTAGGCTTCATTGACAACCCACAGGGAGGCCTTCTCTCAACTACAACACGTTGGACAGAAGGAATTGGAGTTAACGGTCAGTCAAGTGCAGCTGACATCGGAACTGGCGGAGCAGACTACGTGTTTACTCGCCCGGTAAGAAGCGCTGACAAAAAGAAATATGGAACAAGCGACTGGGTACCTACACTGTACTTTGACCCTAAGAAGGTATATCAACGTTTAGACTTCTATGCAAACTACACCGACGCCTTTGGCAAACGCTCAAAGAACAAGGACGTTATATCTGCCGCGCAGGTCGGAGCCTATGAGGTTATGTTTAAGCAAAGGTTGTCCTGGGATGATCTTGACGTTATGGTAGTCTCAAAGGATATTCATCTAGGCGTCATTGAAGCTCTGAAGGCTAGAGGGATTAACTACATCGGAGGACGTCCTGTTGAGGAAGTCATTATCGTCGGAGGGACAAAATAATGATAAATAAGCTAAAGCTCACAGACAAGGCAGCGTGGAAGACTGACGAAGGCTTTCTAGCCGGTCCTGCGGTTATGACAGTTAGAGGTGAAGATGGGCAGGTGATGCTTCAACCGGTCTACGGAGTTCACGTTGAGATGATTGACGACAAGCCTCACGCAGGAGCCTCAACTATTGACGGAATACGCTACTACCCACTTGTTCGTCCTGAAGATGTGCGTGTAAACGAGTCGAGAGGCGACATAACTTTCTCAAGTTACGGTAAAATCTATACAGTACGAGCATTTCAAGATACAGATGGCAGATGGGCTTCAAGCCTTAAGACTACTGTCCCTGCTGAGGCACTAGAGGAGATGTACATGGCAGATGTAAAACTAGCGTTTACTCCCAACGCGCCTGCACCAGAGGATAATCTTTACGCAGCAGTTGACACTGAATCTCAAGAGGTTAAATACTTAATCTACTCATCAGAGGCTGGAATGTATACCCGCTCAAATCGCGGATGGTTTAAGCTACCTGCGGACGACGAGTCAATTGACGGGCTAGAGGTTCATGAAGTAACACCTAAGTTTATAAAGATCTACGATATGGCTGAAGGTAATGATGAAACTCTTACCACAGAGGACACCGCGCAATATGAGGGTGAAGAATCTGAGCCTATTACCGCTGCTGCAGATGGTGACTGCCCTCCTGCAACACAGGACATTGTTGTTAATCTTGAGAATCGTGAATATGCAATTAAGAACGCAGGTTACGGCCCACTAAATCCAAACGAGCCAAATGACGAGTTCTGGGATGATAAAGGAACACGCTGGGGAGTCTCTGGCGACGAGGCACGAAAGAGTACATGTGGAAACTGTGTAATGTTTATCCGAACTCCTAAGATGCTTGACTGTATTACAACTGGTATTGAACAAGGCGGATCCTCAAGCGATAACGCCTGGGACGCAGTTGACGCGGCAGAGCTTGGGTACTGTGAAGCTTTAGATTTCAAGTGTGCAGCATCTCGTACATGTAACGCGTGGGTTGTTGGCGGACCTATTACGGAGGAAGAGTAAGTGAATATACTTGGAGTTAATGACTCACTAGTTTTATTCCAAAGTGGAGATAACGCTGTCGTAATAGACAAGGACGTTAACCTTGTAATTGAGATTGGCAACGCAGAACAGATGTTTTCGTCTAGTAGCTGGACTCCTTGCTCTGACGTTATGCCTCAGGCGATGTTTGATCTTGCTCAAGGTGCACTAGCAGACCTAGAAATTAAGGTTATTGTTGCGTCAGGACGTATGTACACCATTCCTCGCGGAGTGCAGGTTGAAGCTAAAAAAGGTATTGAATGGAGAAAAGAACATAAGCGAGGAGGTACACCAGTTGGGCTCAACACCGCGCGCACTCTTGCTAAGGGTGGACAGATCGGAATCGAAAAGGTTCGTCATATTGCGAAGTATTTTCCGCGTCATGAGATTGATGGTAAGGCGCAAGGATACCAGCCAGGTGAGAAGGGCTTTCCTTCTCGTGGGCGTATTGCGTGGGCTCTCTGGGGCGGCGACGCGGGATGGCGATGGGCACAGGCAATAGTTGAAAGAGAAAACAAAAAATCTCTAACTGCTGATGGTTATATTCTTCCTGGTCACGAGCAGGATGTTAGTGAGTACGACGCGCCACGTCTTTACACCTCTGACCTAGATGCATTTAAGGAAGCTCAAGAAAAGCCAGCAATCACTGCACCTGAGTTTCTTGCTCGAGTACGACTTGACGGCACCGGCATGGACCGACTTTACAAGATTGATTTTGACAGCACCGTTTACGTCTGGGACGGATTAGGCTGGGACGACCTAGGACTATACAACGGAGACGTTTATCTATACGACAGCGCGCTTGATGATGAAGGTGATACTGTTCAAAAGTCTCACGTAGTAATTGACCCAGACTCAGCAATAATTATCTCAGCGCGGCTACAACAAAACCCTGACAGATACGTTTCCGTTGAAGACATTGACTACGACGAGGCTCACCTAGTTGCTCGCGCAATGAATGAGGTTGACTGGGATTACGTTGACAGCGCAATGGTTGCTGCACCAACACCAACTGCAGCTCCTGCTGAAGGAGATGGCCAGTACTCACCGGAGGAGCGCTCCGAGAACGCAGCGCGCCAAGTTCGTGATGCGTCAGGCCGTTTTGCCTCACAGGGATCTCGTGTCGTTGTCGGAGGTGACGTCCAAAATGGCGTCGGAACAATCCGTGCGATTAACCCTGATGCCAACACGGTTAAAATTCAATTTGATAATGGAACAACAGCTGACGTGCCAGCGCAATCAACTGAAAAGGTTGACAAGTATATCGGCGCGATCTCAAGAGAGACTGTTGACACACCTGCGTTTGATACAACTGGAATACTTGCGCAACCACGCACACCGATTGACCGTCCAGACGTTCAGATCCCTGGAACACTACCTGCGTTACGCCCAAGTGACATGTCTGAGATTGTTAATAACTGGCCAGCCTGGGTTAAATCGCAACGAGATCAGTTTAAGCCGTTAAATACACCTGCACCAGCAGCTCCAGGCTCTTCTATTACTGCGCAACCAGCAACAACAGTTCCAGGAGCACCAAAACCATCTACGCAGACTCCAACCAAGGCTCCAGCAGGTGCAACTCCTCTTGATAGAGCTGGTACACCAGACATCTCTGGCACTAAGGGAGCTGACATATTAAAGATGACAGGTAAAACTCTTACTCTAGATGCGTATGATCACCCTCTTCTTAAGTCCTGGCTAAACAAGAAAATTGTAAACAAGAAAACCGGTGAGACCACTTATCCAAATCGTCTTTGGTATCAGCCAGTGACTAGAGCATCAGGAATGATCTCATCTGCTGACCCTGCTGTTGAACTAACACCAGACAATTCTGACGTTCAGCCATTGTTTATGGCTCTTGTTTCTCCAGACGATCCTCGTGCTGTGATGGATCTAATTGCACTAGTTCCTGCTAGCTCTAAATCAAATCTTCCAATGGCTTACAAGAGAGTTGAAGCAGAGTGGGTTCGTGATGAAGGCATCATCTCAGATCTTAACTCAGCAACACCTCCGCCAGTCGTGCCTCTTGACAGCGAGACGCTGCAGGATGTATTAACACAGATAGACACCAACACGGTCACGGCATCTGTCTATCTCTCTGAAGGTGTAGATCACATTCTTACAGTTCTATGGGGACCAACGCTAACTGCGGCTGGTGGCCTTGACCGTAATCGTGGAAACGCTGAAGCCTTACGTCGTTACTGGACTATTGGTAAAGGCGGAATGAAGATTCGCTGGAACAGCGGAGGCGACTGGACACGTTGTGTACGTCAACTTTCAAAGTACATGGGTCCACGCGCAAAAGGATACTGCTCACTCCGTCATAAGGAAATGACTGGAATGTGGACAGGCGACAAGGAACATCGTCAACTTTATGGTAGAAAAGGAAAAGGCCGCAACTCATTTAGCACCGATGTTGTTGTAAGCTCTGAAGAGATGATTGAAAAAGCAGCTCTATCTGCTCGTGCAAACGAAGCTCGTTCTCGTATGGGCCTAGTTGCAACAGGGCACGAAACACCAGGCGCAAAGTTTACCATTCCTCTTGTTATACCTGAAGGAATTGAGTCAGGCGATGGCCGCAAGTTTAGAAAAGATTCAATTAACCTACGCGAGCTACCACTTCCTTTGATGTGGCAGATCAAGACTGGCGAAGGTCACATGGGCTCTGTAGTCGTAGGCCGCATTGAGACTATGGAACGCGTTGAGCAAGGTATTGGAAACGCAAAGGGCGTGTTTGATACTGGTGAATATGGTAAAGAAGCCGAACGTCTAGTTCGCGAAGGTTTTATCCGTGGAGTTTCAGCCGACATGGATATGTTTGAAGCACAAGAAGAAGAGTTAAAGGCTGGAGAAGATAAGCCAGGTAAAGTTGGTAATGGTAAAATGGACATTACTAAGGCACGCGTTATGGGAGTTACTATGGTGCCTAAGCCTGCATTCCAAGAATGCAAGATTTTCCTCGTTGAGGAAGAAAATGAGATACAGGAGGATAATGTGATTCCTGACGGAGTCTATGTGGAAGATGTGGATCCGGCAGAAGCAGCGTCGCTAGTCGCATGCGGTTTCGTTGCTGGCGCAATCCCAGTCACCCCACCAAAGAGCTGGTTTGTAAACCCAGAGCTTAAGAAGGCAACACCACTTACAGTTACAGACGAAGGTCAGGTGTTTGGTCACATCGCTGCATGGCATGTAGATCACATTGGACTAGCGTATGGAACTAAGCCACCACGCTCAAAGAGCAAATACGCCTACTTCCACACAGGAGTAGTTCGCACTGACGACGGAACTGATGTTCCTGTAGGTCAACTAACACTTGCCGGTGGTCACGCATCACTTGAGGCAAGTGCCGCTGCAGCTGCTCGTCACTATGACGACACAGGCTCCGCAGTATCAGATGTTCATGCTGGAGAAGATGCCTATGGCATCTGGGTCGCTGGAGCACTACGCCCTAGCGCAACTCCAGAGCAAATTCGTGCCCTTCGCGCATCAGCTCCTTCAGGAGACTGGCGCCCAATTAAGGGTGCCCTTGAGCTAGTAGCGGTTTGCCAGGTAAATGTTCCTGGGTTCCCTATTGCTCGTGCCAGAGTCGCATCAGGCCAGGTTATGGCGCTTGTTGCCGCTGGCGCAAGCACTCTAGCTAAGATGAAGAGCGACCCTGTGGCAGAACTTGCTGCTCGTGTACAAAAACTTGAGCAGTTAGAACTAACAGAGCTTTCAATTAAAGCTGATGATGCTCGCCTACGTTTTGCCGATATTCGTGCAAAGAGAAGGTCAGAGCTTCAAGCTCAAATAACCGAGCTTTCATCTCGTGTTCTTCCAACAGAAGACTACGAGGATGGATTCGGATACATCTCACGCGAGGTACGTCAGAAGCTTGCCAAGGAAGGCAAGGCTCTACCAGACGGATCCTATCCAATTACCAACATTGATTCATTAAAGGATTCAATCCAAGCCTACGGACGTGGCAAGGCTTCAAAGCGTGCGGCAATCCGTCGTCACATCATGAAGCGCGCTCGCGTTCTTGACCGTGCCGATCTCATCCCTGAAAACTGGAAGGCAATGTCCTCCGAGGAGATTAGCTTTGCAGTTGAAGGTCTTCGTTCACGTATTCCAGCAGTTACCGCCTCAGCTGAGGAAGTAGATGACCTGGGAAAAGCATTAGCGGTTGAGACTGCCGAGCCAGAGGCTAAATATGTTTCTGGCAAGACTCAACCGCGTGATAACAAGGGTAAGTTTCGTACTGTTCTAGCTCGTATTAAACAGGACATTGGCGATTCTGGTCTACAAAACGTTCTTGACAAGGTTAATGAGGCTGAAGGGCTGGGCAACTCAGGTGATTACATCGAAGCTGCTCGCTCTGCAACAGATGTTATCGGACTTATTGACCGTATTGACTCAGGTGCTCTTAACCCACAGGCTCTAACCAACGTGCGTGAGAGCGCCCGTGCTCTAGGCGAGACAATCGCCAATCTACCTTTACCTTTTGGAGCAGAAGCTACAAAGGTAAGATTTAGCGATCTACCTCCTGCCCTACGTGATCTTGTCGATGACATGATTATGAGGGTGGAGGCTAAGATCGGTAAAAAGGATGCGGACGTCGCTACCGAAGGACTACGCTCCTATATGGCCGGAGGAGATTTCCTTAACCAGAGCCAAATCAGCTCTGAGTTAAGTAAGATGCTTCGACTATTAACCTAATAAAAGTAATATATTATTCAATTCGGGTGGAGTGCCTCCACGCTATTGCAGCGGAGTCCCTCAGCCTTGGACTGATCAACGAGACGAATGAGAATATCTCGTTCGTCGTGACTGGCCCGGAGGAGGGACAGTAGTGGACCGTATTAAAGAAATGCTAGATACACTAACTGAGCTTAACGAGGATCAACTCGCTGAGCTTCAAAGTGCTATTGTTGGCGAATTTGAGACGGTTGAGAAGGAAGATCCAACTCCCCAGACAGTAGATGCGATGACATCACTAGCTGACATGCTTGACACAGTACGCAATGAAGCAAAGCGTCGCGAGGCACAGGTTGAAGAACTTGCTGCACGTGCCGCAGAAGCTGCAATGCGCGTCAAGGGTGAAGCTGAAGATGCTCCAAAGGCTGAAGGCGAAGCCGAACCTATGGAAGAGGACAAAGAAGCTGAAGAAGCTCCTGCTGTTCCTGCTATGGAAGAGGAAAAGCCAGCAGACAAAGAGCCGATGGCTGAAGCGTCAACTGCTGTGGAAACTGGTTCGGAACTATCGACCGACGACACAATCGCTGAGACAGTAGTCGAAGCAACACCAGCTACCGAGGTAGCTGCAGAAGCTGCACCTGCAACAGAACCTGTAACAGAAGCAGCCGTAACAGAAGTTAAGGCAGAAGAAGCCGCACCTGCGGAATTCGCTGCCGAAGAAGCTAAGGTAGAAGCAGTTGCTGAAGAAGCACCTGCTGTAACTGCAGCAGCGGACGAGGCACCAGTTGCCGAGGCTGTAGCTGAAGTTGCTCCTGAGGCTGAAGCATCAACAACAACAGAAACAGCTCAAGTTATTGAGCAGAAGGAGCAGGAGGCACCAGTGACCGCCGCAGTATCATCAGAAGAAACTTCAAACATTGAAGTTCCAGCTGACCGTCGCCCAGTAGCTCAGGCTTCAGTAGCCGCCGTGGCAATCACAGCGGGTGCTGACATTCCTGGCTACTCAGCCGGCAGCGAAGTAAAGGACATGACAGAAGTAGCTGGCCTTATGGCAAAGCGTCTTCATGGATTCCGTAACGTAAATGGTGGAAATGGAGAGCAGCACATCGTTGCTTCTTTCTCAACATCATTCCCAGAAGAGCGCACATTAACAAATGATGCAGAATCAAACTGGGCAAAGATCCAGACAGTAACATCCCCTGAGGCACTTGTTGCTTCTGGTGGACACGTTGCACCGTTCGAAGTTAAGTACGATATCTTTGGTATCGGAACAACAGCTCGTCCAGTGCGTGACTGCTTGCCTAAATTCCAGGTAAACCGTGGCGGTATCCGCTTCGTAACTCCACCAGCACTTAGCGCATATCCTAACGCTGTTGGAATCTGGACCGCAGCAAACGACTCAGCAGAAACACCAAGCCCAGCTTCAAAGCTTAGCTTGACAGTTGCTGCAGCAGCAGAGACCACCGTCGCAACTGACGCTGTAACTCTACAAATGCAGTTTGGTAACCTTGCAACACGTGCATATCCTGAATTGATCGCTCGTCACAACGAGCTTGGTCTAATCCAGCACGCACGCGAAGCTGAGCAAAACCTAATGACTAAGATCGGTTCTGCTTCAACAGCAATCACATCAACATCCGTTATCGGATTTGGTCGCGATTTCCTAGTTCAAATGGGCCGCGCAGCAGCAGCTTACCGTTCACGTCACCGTCTAGAGACTGATGCGCCACTTCGCGCAATCATTCCTGGCTGGGTCAAGGACGCGATGGCAGCAGATCTAACCATCTCAATGCCTGGTGACAACAACCTGAACGCATACGCAGAAATCGACGGCTACGCTGCAGCACGCAACGTAAACCTTTGTGTTTCTCTAGATGCAACAGTGTTTGGTTCACAAAGCGCAGCAGCAATGCTGGAGTTCCCAGATTCATTCGTATGGTACCTATTCGCAGAGGGTTCATTCCTCTTCCTTGATGGCGGTACTTTGGATCTTGGTATCGTTCGTGACTCAACACTTGTTGGCACAAACGACTACAAGATGTTCGTTGAAACCTTCGAAGGTGTCGCGTTCGTCGGAGTAGAATCACTTCAGATCACAAGCACCATCTCTGTAAACGGCGTGGCAGCAGCCCTCCGTGATACAACAGGTGGCTTAGCAGCAGCGGCGATTGAGTACTAAGCCGTAACCAAGTACTAATGTTGAGGAGGGGCTCGGAAACGGGCCCCTCCGATACAAATAATCAAACAAACTTTTAGATTAGGAAGTAAAGATGGCTTTTAGAGGAGTTTTCGAAGCACCGAAGATTACACCTTCGGAGTTCGGTCTATTCACTGTCGCAAAGCCTGATACTCGATCAAACGAAGATCAATGGGTCCGTGGATTCTCACAAGAGTGGGACACCGACATCTATTCTGCAAAGAATATCGACGACACAGACACAACGCTTATCACTGTTGCCTCAAACGCGACACCTGCGCGATACACTGAAATTAAACCATTTTTTATTGAAGCTGAAGACTACCGCTCAACACTAGATGCCAACGGCCCTGACTATATAGAACGAGTTAAGCGTCAGCTTGACGGTATAACACAGAAGGCGCTAGAGCGTGAGCTCTGGGACGGCGGAGTTAGAAAAGGTAGAAGCCACGCAAATAAAGCACTTAGTGCTTCGACTGCGACGCTTGTTAACGGAACAACAGCGCTGTCAGTTACGCGCGCGCTTGCCTTACTTGACTTTGAGCTAGCGGACACCTCTCCTTGTGGAGAAAACGGCGTCATTCACATGACCAAGGACGCGGCTGCTCTTCTATCAGCTAACTACATGATTTTTCACCATGAAGCAGGCCACCTTCAGACAATCAGCGGAACTAAGATTATTCTTGGTTCTGGATACACTGGAAACGGCCCAGACGGACAAACAGGCGCAACAGCGTCAGCAACAAACAAATGGATGTACGGCACCGGCACAGTCAAGACAGTTCTTGGCGACGTCGATGTCGTTACTGACACGCTAGCTCAAGGCTACGACGTGGCAGGGAACAAAAATGATATACGTATCAAGGCAATCCGCCCAGCGGCTGTTTATTTTGATACGACCATTCACCTCGCAGTAAGAATCGATCTAACAGCGTAGAATTATCTACGTTGATAGCTAAATAAGGAGAAAGAAACACATGGCAACTCAAGATTACGCCGCAAGTATTCAAGGCGTGTCCATTCGGGTTACTCGCCTCGATGCGGCCGGTAATCTTCTGAACACCCCAGGAGACAGCTACACTACGTCAGCTTTCATCCGCGTTTCATTTACGCCTGAATATGAAGAAGGAGACGAAATCACAGAGAAGGCTGCCGATGGCACCGTCTGTGTAGTTTACAAGTCTCCAGATACGCTAAAGCGTATCACAATGGAACTGGCAATTTGTGAGCCAGATCCTGAACTAACACAACTTTTGTCCGGCGGTCTCTTGCTTCGCAAGAACCTCGGAACATTCGCAGCACCTAACCGTAAGTCAGTCGGTTGGTCTTCACCTGCAGTAGGAGATGATCCTGCAGCAACTGGTGTCGCAATCGAGTGCTGGTCACATGCAATCAAGGATGGCAAGAAGAGCGCAACTCTTCCTTACTTCCACTGGGTCTTCCCATACGTAAAGGTTCGCCAATCTGGTGACCGCGTAATTGAGAATGGTTTGCTTGCAAATACATTTGAAGGTTACGGCCTTGGAAACACTCTGTTCGGAGAAGGACTTGACTCTCGCTGGGAGTACCCAGTTGCCACAGAGCGTCCGTATTCATACGCACGTTCAACATGGGCACCAACAGGACGTAATGGTTTCTATAGATGGCACCCTACTCTTGTGGCTGCTGTGTCAAATAAGGCAGTTACAACTAACGTTGCGACCCTTACAACATCAGCTGCGCACGGATTCGAAGTTGGTGACAGCGTTGTAGTTACTGGAGTTGACGCAACACTAAACGGTACCTACACAATTACCGCAGTGCCAAGCACTACAACATTCCGCTACGCTAAGACAACAGGAGATGTTGCATCAACTGCGGTATCACCTGTAGGAACAGCAACCGTACCAACAAACAGCCGCGCAGTTTCTGACTTCACAAGCCAGGGCTCAACGTCTGCGTACAACATCCCAGGAAACAATGACTACAACGCCGATCTACCGATCGACTTTATCATTGCTTCAAACGAGGATCCAGCTTCATAATTTAAGTATAGCAGGCGGTGTGCCGATGTGTAATAGGTATACACAGGTACACCGCCTGTTTTTATTAGATAAGACAAGAGGGACGGTATGAGTAACCTTTGGGTAACACCCGACGAGCTTGGCACGCCTTACGCCGACTCGGAGTTCGCCTACGAAGCTTGCAAGTCAGCATCTGGACTTCTCTGGTCAATGTCAGGTCGCAAGTACAGCGGAATCACAACTGTAACAGAGCGATACGTCTGCCAAAACCGCATATTCCGATATGGTGCGTCTGCAAATACATATCAGGCAGTTCTTCTTGATGGAGCGATATTTAACATCCCTTCCGACGAGTTTGAGGGTGGAGTAACTGATGGTATGTCTCCAGAGTCCCGTATTCGTCTTCGTGGACGACCTGTAACAAAGATTCACGCGATTCGTCGTCGTGACGGAGTTGTTCTTGATCCATCAGCATACTACCTAGTAGATCACTCAACAGTTCAGGCTGCCTCAGGCATTCCTTGGACGCCGTGTAACCTAGAAATTACGTATTCTTACGGCACGTATGCTCCTACTATGGGAAGAATGGCTGCACGAACACTTGCAATTGAATTTGTAAAGCTTTTTGAAGGATCTGATGACTGTGCTTTGCCACAGCGTGTCACATCTATAGCACGACAAGGCGTCTCCTACACCCTTCTAGATAGCCAGGACTTCATCGAGGAGATGCGCACTGGTATCTACATGGTAGATCTATTTCTTAAGTCCACAAACCCTGACAAGGCTAGAGCCAAGGCTCGTGTATTTTCTCCTGATGTCCCACGCGGTCGTCGCTACACTCCAAAGCCTCTTCGTCTTGGCACAAGTGAGCTTGATATTGAGGTAAAAACAACTGGAGGGTCTGTTACCGTTGGTCTTGAGTACATCGGGGCTGAGTTTCTTGTTGCACAAGGAAACTGGGTACCAAACCTTATTATTCGCAACTACGGGCAAACAAAGCAGCTTGATACTGACCAGGGAGCGGTAAGTATTGACGCGGCTGCATACGACATTACATTTAACGTCAGCTACGCCAACGCCCTTAGTATTATAGGAATGGTTGATCCTGGTACGTATGATCTTTATGCATCTAGACCAAGCGCAGAAACACCGGGAACTACCGAGACTGTTCTTATCTGCTCAGGTAACATAAGATTCCAACTAGCTAACGCAGGTATCAACGCGTTTACACTTGGTGGATAAACCTACTACGAAAAGAAAGTAAGACACCTACATGGGCGCAGTATACGACGTTTCTGGAGTAGATCCAGATGCACTTAACCTTAAAAACATGATGGACCAGATTCTTGAGAAGGTTACATCTGTTTTTACATCCTACGGTGTGCCCTTGCCTTCTCGTCACTACTGGACGATGGGAAATCCTGCAATTGACTGCGAACAACTTGTCGTTTCATTCATTCAGATGTACCTTGGAACCCCTGGTGATCAAGCTTCTACCCCGCAAAGATGCCACATGCCGAGAACAGCAGTTTTAGCTATATCTATTGCCCGCGAGGTGCCTGTAGTTGGAATAAATGGCCGTCCCCCATCAGCTGAAAAGATTGAGGCTGGCAGTGCGCTATCTGCTGTTGATGCGTGGGTACTTATGGAGTCAATGAAGTCATTTGATCCTTGGGATGAGACTGGCCTAGGGCTTGGAGTTATTGCAACTGTAGATGCTCCAACTGTTGAGGGTGGTTTTCAACTTGTCAACATGCAGCTCTCTGTGGTGGTGCCATAGTGGCAAACGTCGTAGACATAAAGTTTTATCCAAATTTCAACCACATGCTAAATGGAGCAGGCGGTATGGTTGACAACGACATGCGACGTCGCGCACTTTCAGTTCAAGCTGCAGCGCGCAGGCAGGTTGGAAAACAAACTAAATTTCTCCAAAAGTCAATTCACTCGAGGAGAAGCCGTGACACCTTCGGACCTTATTGGTACGTAGGTTCAACGGTTAGCTACGCATACATGCACCATGAAGGCACACGCCGTCATACGATTACGCGCAGCGGGGGAGGCAAACTTAGGTTTGTAACTAACGGAGGAATGGTGTTTACTCCTATAGTTAGACACCCAGGAACTAAGCCGAATAGATACCTAAAAGACAACCTAGGACTTGCTCTAGTTTGATAAAATAATAACGGAGACAACCGTCTCAATGACACAAGAAAGAGAGAAAAATACTGTATGACTACGAATAGATTCAAGGACTTTGGATCGGGCGAAGGTGTTGAAACTAGTCCATTGTCCTTCAAACTTCACAACGAGGAGTTTCACTGCGTTCCAGCAGTGCAAGGAAAACTCATGCTACAGCTTGCTGCAAGCTCTGGAGATAACGACGCGTCTAAGGCAGCAGGAATGATTGACACGTTTTTCGAGCAAGTACTTCTTGAGGAAAGCTATACGCGCTTCTCAGCTCTTCTTGCCAGCGAAAAAATCGTGCCGGTTGAAACACTTGCAAACATCACGGCGTGGCTTGTAGAGGAATATACAGGCCGCCCTACGGAGCGGCCAGAAGTCTCCTAGAGTGGGGGATTGACCTCTGGCCCTATGTGAATGGAAGAGCATTAGTGAACGGATTGCAACTTGCAAGCATGCCTGCTACAGACATGCTAGACGTTCTTCACTACTTCCTTGAGGATGATATGAATTACGGTACCGCAGAGCAAGCCGATGCTCGTGATGCCGTTCGTACTCAAATCTACGAAAGCATGTATGACACTACCTATAAGTATAGTAAGAAAAATACATCTAACTCGTTTGATGCGTCTACGATAAAAGATTTTGATGGTCCTGAAGAGAAGATGCCCGAACCGTTCAACCCAGCACTAAAGCCAAAGCGCTACGTTGCACCAACAGCAGTTGATGCAGACTCACCGCTTCCGTTTGGCAACGTGTTGGACGCACCATTAGAAAATAACTAGTAAGAACTTAAGGAAGGAGGTGAGAACAGAGTGGCAGTAGTTGGCGAGGCGTCGATAATTATTCGACCAATCACTACCGGTTTTGCTGGAGCTGTTAAGAAAGATCTTGACAGAGTCGGCGGACTTGCCGGTAGTGCAGGCGCACGTGCTGGAAAACAGTTTGGCGGTGCATTTGGAAAGGCGTTTGGTCCAAGCGGCTCTGGCATATTTAGCAACGACCAGATCCAAAAAGCAATGGCTGCAACAAAGGCGTTTGCTAGTCTACAAAGAACTGGAATGGTTCTTCAGACTACCTTGTCCGTGCTTGCTGGCGGAATAGGCTCTGTTATCACCGCTGTAGTTTCACTGGGTGCATCTGTTGCTGCAGCAATACCTTCTATTGTAGCGCTTGGCTCAGCTTTTGTCTCTGTAGGCATAGGAGCGATAGCTGCTAAACTAGCATTAGGTGGAGTGGGCCAAGCTGTCTCAAAATATCTTAATGCTCAGAAAAAAGGAGCAAAGGACACTACTGCTGCTCAAGACAGAGTTGATGACGCCTATCGCCGTTTTGGTGAGGTTGTTGAAAGTAACAAGGAAGCAATCCTTG